AGATGCAGAATAACCGACCCGTACAAAGGATCATTGAGCGGTGTAGAAATAACATTCGCTGCCGTGGGCCGGAGCAGCAGGAACGATCGATCGCCTGGGGGTGTCGTCACAATCCCTGCCGCTGTGGGGGTCAACCGAATGGACGAGGTGGCCCCCGGCGGCCCAGCTGGCAGGGCCCTGGCGGCGAATGCTCGCAGCACGATTCGGGAGGTAGCAGTCGGCGGCAGCGCCAGTCGCACCCGCACCGCCCGGAACGAGCAGGTCAAAAAATAGAGCTCGCTGCCAGCAACCGATCTGATGTCTTCCTGCTGGGGGTCTGTCGCGTAGACCCAGGCGTAGCCAGGCAGGGATAGCGCCGGGGCCAGGGTGACAGCATCAAACGCAAACGGCCGGCCCTGCTGATCGCGTGCATGGTTGCGCACGCCGTTGGCCTCCGCCTCGGTCAAGTTTTTGAACGGCAGGGTCAGCGTGTCGCCGGTGGCCGTGGTGTCGGCCGTGGTGGTGACCGTCGAGCCGTCGTACCCCTCAACCACTGCGGCAGGGATGGCGCCGGGGGTGATGAGGGCGTCAGCAGGGACCAGGGCGGGGAAGTTGGCCATTACTGCGTCAAGTAACCAGGGATCAATACCGATCGTTCAAATGTGTACATCCAAGTCTGTACGGTGCTTTTGTAAATATGAGCATACTGTATGTTTTCATTCGCTGAGCCCGCTCTGTAGACTGTTACCCTAGTAATACTTTCATCCTCATACGTTATCGCCGCAGAATCACCAAATTGATAGCTTGGACGTATAAAGATAGGAGTATAGTCCTGCTCAACCTCTTGAGGAAAGTCACTAGCAGAAAGCCCACTGCCTATAAGCTGTGCTGGATTAAACTTAAAATATTTTCTTAAGGTAAAACTGGTGAAATTTTCGTTTCCGTAGGGCGGCAACGGCGGATCTGCCGGGCCGTCAGGGGTGCCAGGTTGGGCCGGGATACCAGGGGGTTCAACCGGGCCGGTTGGTGGCAGCGGGGCAGGGCCGCCACCACCGCCACCCCCGCCTCCGCCACCAGCACCACCAGGGGGGGCAGCAGGAGGGCTCTGGGGTGGCGCCGGTGAGGGGGTTGGCGGATCTGCGCTAGTGGGAAACCGCCCGTTTTTGTTATAGAAATAGACCTCTGCAGCGGTCCGGCTGTCGGCGTCCTCGTCCGGAATCGAGGTATCGGTGGCCCTGCTGGGGTCTGCGTCGCAGGAGGGGCCGCTGTTGCCGGTGATGAACATGTCACCCGCTACCGTCACTGCTGCCACGTCTAGCGCCACCAGGGATCGGTGCTGCGCGTCAACCGGGAAGTGCTCCAGGGAGAGGGTCAGGCGTCCATCGCGGCCCTTGTTGAGGTTGGTGACCAAATACCATTGGATCATTGGGTCGCTGGTTCCTGTCTCCAGGTCTTCCCGGTCAAGCTGTATGGCGACCGGGTCTCCCTCGCCCAGCTCAGAAGTCCAGTGATTAGGCTTCACTATTACTTGCGCTGAATGAGTGATATAGCGGCGCTTTGCCTGATTGAAACGTATCGCCCGCGCAATATGAATTTCTGACGTTGCAAACTGGCTTAGGTCGTGCGTTTCGATTGGTGCCGAGTCCGGGGTGTCGGCGTACTTGACCGTGGTAGTTCTGGTGATTCCTGATAAGCCATCGTCACCCTGTTGCCGCCATGCCACTTCAGCGATGAATGGCCGCCTGGCCTGAGGGTCTGAGAGTTGATATGAATAGCTGCCGTTTACTATAGCTTCGTTATCGAATCTCCATTTTGGCTCTTGCGGGCCAACATCAATCGCACCGCTAGGTGTGACGGGCAGCAATGGCGTTAGCCCGTATCGTCCGCCTACACTGGTTTCCCGCACTAGAAAATAAGGCCCGACTTTGTTTAGCCAATCACTGGTGCTGGTTGGTTCGGTCAAGATGCCATCCCAAAACAAGCCATTCACCGCCATAAAATTGGCAGTCTTAACAAATGAATCGCGATCAATTTGTATCTCTGAAACCTTACCGGTGTGGGTCAGCAGCCAGTAATAAAGCTCGGCCAGGTTGTTGCTGCTGCCGTAAACGCCATCAGTCAGCCGGGTGGACTGAACGCCATTGCGGATAAAAGCATGTACCGACCGCTTCCAGTATCCTTGATCTTCATTTGCAACACCATAAGGATCGTCGCCATTAATGTAAACAACCGAAAACGAAAGCGTAGACATGCCTTCGTAGGTGCCAGCCGTGCCGCATATCGTGGGTGCTGGGACAGCCTTGGCGACCAAATAATTGTTGTTTAATAAAGCCTCAGACTGATTCTTTCCATCCACAAAAGTGGTGGTCCTGAAATATAAAATGTTTCTGTATACATCTTTAAGAAAATTGCCAGGGGCCCACCTTCCTGCCCGCTTGTTTCGTGATTGGCTGAATTGGCCAACCCTGCAACGGCCTTGAAAAATATCGCGTACCTGAATGCCCCCTATGCTACCCTCGCTTAAGACAAGATGATAAAAAGCCTTTACAGTATTGGGAAGGTCAAGACTAACGGTTCTGTACTGAATTTGCCCGCCTGTAGTAACGCTATAAGGTTCCTCGCGCAGCTCTGCTGGGGTTTCAAATCTGCAGGCAGTGGCCTTGGGTGCAATCAAAACCCCGCCTGTATTGCCTACGCGACGGGTCCATACAATCGGGATTCGCTCAAACAGCAGCATCGCCTCCTGATCTTTGCCCAGATCCAGTCCCCCTGATATTCCATTGCCGCTGCCAATGGCCATGCTCCCGCCCAGTGCCGCCGCGTTGGTGCCTGTTGCATAGCGAGATGGCCGCGCCTTGGCGCCTACGCTGTTAATGCCAGACCGATATACGTCACCAGTAATCAAAGCCCCGCCAGTCCTTCCACCGCCACTTCCCGACCGCATTATCGGAGCAACCATTAGAACGACAGCACGCAGGGCGTCCCGATCAATTCGGTAGTCGCAATTCTAGGTGGAATCGTGGCAACCACTGGCGGCAGGGTGCTGCTGGCAGAGAATGAGATCCCGGTCAACGTGCCACCGCCGCCGCTGATGGCGAGCAACGCTGAGTTGTCCCGGATCAGGCCACCCAGGACGATTCGATATTGCGTCACCTGAATCAACCACTGCCCCGCCACTGCCTGCAGCACCAGGGCCAGGGTGGCGGGGGAATGGGCGCAGGTGATTGTGACCGATGCTGCCGCCACACCCGAATCAAGCCCGGGGCAGTTGAACTCCTGGAACCGCCAGGCCTGGGGCCCGTCGCCGTCGCCCGCGTCCCAGGAGCTGAAGGGCAAGTTGTCGGCCAGGCCGAGCCGGTGCCAGCGGGCACGCGCAGTGCCGTCAGGGCTCAAAAACTTGAGGGTCTGGGTCCAGAAGTAGGGGCCGGTGGCGGCCATCAGGCCATCCCTAGGGCCCTGCGCCCGTCATAGGTCTGGAGGTGATCCCAGAGCTGGCCAACGCCATCGCTCACCATGGCCTCGGCATCCTCGCGCCGGATCCACTGGGAGCCGTCGGGCTGCTGCTGGACTGGGCCGGTTTGAACCTGGATCGTTGGGGCGAAGGTGCCGCCTCTGGAGCCCCCGGCAGTGGTGCTGCCCGTGGCAGTGCGAGGGGCCGACCGATGCAGATCGATGACCTGCTCCTGGGGATGCAGCATGGCCATAAATCCGCCCTGCCCATCGAGGCCGCCAGACCGGGGGGCGTTGCCGGTGTAGCCGCCGCCGGCGAACTGGGGCACATTCACGGGCTGGATCATCCCCAGCTGCGGGGCCCGCACGGCGGCGCTCACCGAATTGGCCGCCTGGATGAGGCGGTTGATCTGCTCGATGAAGCCGTTGACCGCCCGCCCTGCCAGACTGAGGGCCGAATTGATCACCCCCCGCACCGTACCGACGATCGATTCCCAGGCATCGGTAATGGGCCGCACCAGGCCCACGGCATAATCCCTCATCCCATCCATAGCCAGGTTCCAGGTTTGCCCCAGGCGTGCAATCAGGCCATTCTCTGGGCCGATGATGGTGTCGAAAAATGCTGCAAAGTTGGCGCTGATATTGGGCAGAATGTTGCCGACGTAGCTGCTGATGTTGTCCATCATCAGGTTCCAACCGCCGCCGATCATTGCGACGAACCCGGTGGTGGGGTTGGCGATCAGATCGAACAGGCCCCGGAATGCGTCGGCGATCTGGTCGCGGAACGAAAAAATGACAACCGCCGTGGCCACGGCTGCTGCTCCAATCAGCACCGGGGCAGTCACGAACCCCGTGACCAGGGCAGCCAGGCCGGTGGCTACTGGCACGATCGCGCCGGCTATGCCCGCCAGGCCTGCCGTTACCGCCGGGAAAGCCCCAGCCCAGCCGGCGAGGGTGGCGCCTAGGCCAAAGCCGGCGAGGGTCTTAATGGCAAATCCAAGGCCAACCACAACGGGCAGGGCAATGACTGCTGCTGCTCCAATGGCACCAATCCCAATAGCTATTTGCGTGAGCAGGGGATTGGCTTCGGCAAAGCCTGAGATCGCTTGAACCACCCCAACAAATCCAGGGATTAACTCTTTGATCACGGGCAACAACTGATTACCTATTTCGATCTGCAAGTTTTCTACATTGTTCCTGGCTAGCTGCATCTGCGCCGCCGTTGTTTCCATCATCACTCCAGCTTCAGCGGTTACTGATCCCATATTCTTGGTTTCATCATTTGCAACCTTTAGCATCTCGGCGAGCTTCTCTGTATTGTTGATCATATTG